GGATGTCGTCATTCTTAAGGATGATGTTGATGTACTCGACACACCTAAAGAGGAAGTATTTGAAGATGAAGTTGTGGAGTTTGAAGAACTCCCTATTGAGTTCGAGATTATTGAATTTGATTTGGAAGATATTATTCCCGAAGATGTGGTGGAGATACCAGTACAAGATGAAATAGTAGAGGAGATTGTAAATGAAAAGGTTGATGAGGAGATTTTGGTTGAGCCAATACAGGAAATTGTTGACGAGGATGTCGTTAGAGAGATACCCAAGGAACAGGACCTGGAGCCGTTAGAACTTACCGAAGAAGAAGTTACTGTTGAAGTAGAACAAGTTGTAGAAATAGTAGAAGACATTGTTATTGATGAAGCTACTGTTGAAGAAGTTGTTGAAGTATTAGAACAAGTCAATGACATTGGTGTACAAAAATTAGAACAAGCTACACAAGAAGTACAGGAGATAGTACAAGCTGTTGTTGAGGAAGCTATTGCAGATGTAGAAGTTCTTACGGAAGAACAGATAGAAGTTGTAGCCGAGGTACTGCAGGTACAAGCAGAAGATGTACAGATAATAGCTGATGCTGTAAAGGATGACGAAATTATAGCAGAAGCTGTAGAAGAATATGTAGAGAGAGCAGTAGCAAACGCAGATGTAGAGAACTATACACTCGCTGATGTTGTCACAGAAAAAACTTACGAAGCGTTTATAGAAAACCCTATAGAAGTATTTGTTGATTTAGATTTTGATGATGTCACACTATCAAACATAGGTGATGACATGACACAAGACCAAAAGGAAAAAGCACAAGAGGTTGTAGTGCCAGTTATTTTGACTAGAATAGCTAGTATGGCAGCATTTATTTTTAGGAGAGGTAATGTTTAAACAACTAGGTAACTGGATAGTTAAAGCAATTAAGGAAACACTTAACCTTAGTTGGACTTTAGTTGGATTAGTTATTGCTACACTAACTCTTACTGGTTCTGCCCAGCAAGTTACAGGATTAGCTACACTAATTACACTAGCTGTATGGTTATTAACCATTAGTTTTAGAAAGGAATAGTTATGAAACTACAAGTAGTGAGACACCAGTTCGGAAAAGATGCGACCAATGGAATGTTATTTATTGATGGTATCTTTGAGTGCTACACACTGGAAGACCAGTATCAAGCAGTCAAAGTTATGCACGAGACCTGTATACCAGAAGGAACTTATGATATTAACTTTAGAAAAACTGGAGGTTTTCACGCTAAGTATACAGAGAGGTATCAGAATGCACACTATGGAATGTTGCATGTACAAGATGTACCTAACTTTACTTACATACTTATACACACTGGTAACACAGACGAGCATACCAGTGGTTGTCTAATTGTAGGTGAAAGCCAACAAGACTTAGATGTATCTAAGGATGGGTTCATAGGCTCAAGTACAAAAGCGTACAAAAAAATGTACGCAAAAGTTGCAGGTCAATTACTACAAGGTAAGAAAGTAACAATAGAATATACAACAATAGATAACTTGTTTAAACAAACCAGTGTAGATAACACAGCTAAAGACCATGTGATTTTAACTACCACAGTTTATGATAAATTGCAGGAAATCAATGGAAATGTTTTGACAATTAAAGCAAAACTTAATGGAAAGATAATAGAATAGTGTTTGAGAGATACAAAAGAAAAAGAAATCAAGATGGTACATTCAAGAAGGATGTAGGGTGGACACCTTGGAATGAAGCATGGAGTTATAAGATGAGTGAAGAATTAAAAGATATGATTGAAAGAACTGCGTGGACATTTGTGGAAGCGTTCATAGGTGCTTTAACAGTTGCTCCCTTAGTTGGTGTGGAAGCTGATACTATTCAGTTGGCTGCGTTAGCTGGTGGTGGTGCAGCACTTGCAGTTATTAAAACATACGCAAAAAAACAAATAACTAAATAACCTTTTATTGTCTTAGGTATCCTGTAAACTGTTATTAACAGGGATAAAGGAGAGATATGCCTAAGAAAAAATCACACAAGAAAACTGCTATACCTGCAGAGAATGGTAATAACTTTTACAAGGCTGGATGGCAGCCGAGTATAGACATAGACCCTAACACTGGTAAGGGTGAAGTTGTTCATGTAGGAACAGACCCTAACTATGAAAATGACTTCGATAATATTCTTAAGAACTGGGGATTTGACCCTAACATCTATGAGATAGATGGTATCTTAAAGGTATCTTCATGGAATGCACAGCTTAAAGGTGGTATCGTTGAAACTTTCCACGCATTTAAAGGTACTATACGAAGGAAGTCAGCAACACATGACAAACATTACAATGAATTGTTTAAACATGCTATTAAAAAACCACCACTAACTAAAAGAAATATCTTTGGTGGCGACACAGCAATGTTATTTATGATGAGTGATTGGCAGTTGGGTAAGGACGATTACGGAGTTGAAGCTACTATAGCTAGGTATGATGTTGCATTACAAGATGGTGTCAAGCTATTAAAAAACTACAGAAAGATGGGTAAGAAGATAGACGAGGTTTACTTAGTAGGTATGGGTGACCTCACAGAAGGATGTTCTAAGTTTTTCTACGACAGTCAGCCCTTCAATGTTTCTCTTAATCTGTTAGAACAATACTCATTAGCTAGAGCTATGATATATAAAACAGTAGAGACTTTCTTACCACATGTAGATAAGATTACTTTGACTGGTGTACCAGGAAACCATGGTGAGATGACAAGAAGTGGTAAAGGTCAAGTACTATCTAATAGATTAGACAACTCGGATACTATGCACTTAGAAATTATGAGTGAGATATTCGCTGCTAATAAAGAAAGATATAAAAAAGTAAAGGTCATAATACCAGAAGGTTATCACTTGAACCTAGAGATTAAAGGCAAGAAGACAGCATTCACTCATGGTCACATGACTAATGGTGGAGGTAATGCAGAGGCTAAGATAGAGGCATGGTGGAAGGGTCAGATGTTTGGTTTCCTACCAACAGGTGAAGCAGAGGTGTTGATAACTGCACACTACCATCACTTTCGTGCTAAGAACCAAGGAGATAGGCACTGGTTTCAATGTCCTTCTCTTGATAAGTCTATTGATTTCACACAGAGAAGTGGGTTATGGTCTCATCCAGGTGTGCTTACTTTATTAATAGATGACAGAGGTCCAAGTTTCCCAGTGATTGTTTAAACGGAGTATTCAGAATACTTTAATGTAACCTCTTGACCTGCTGTTATATTCTCTAGTGTTTTTATGTAGTGGTATCTTTGTATCACATACCTCGTACAATTAGGTGTGTCACTGTGGTTTATGAAGCCACCTAGTGGTGTTCGTATAAGATTTTTATATATGTAATCAGTAACATGGCTTACACCTAGCACCTCGCCCTTCGCTATATCCTTTAAAGCAAACAATCCTAGTCCTTCTATCTTGCTAGGTTGTATTGTTAGATACTTAGGTAGTGGTCTATACACTGTTTAAACTAGCTAGTGCTATGTCTTTTATTTTTACTAACACACCTACACTAGCGTTGTCGTCACCACCATTTACTTGTTTACCTGCGTGATAAAGTTCTCGTGCTAGATTTTTCATCACATCTATTGGTACAATGTAGGTCATGACTGGTATGTCTTTGCCGTCTATCTCTTTGACTAGCATGAGAGCCCAGTAGTCTGCCTCTGTTACAGCTATACCACTTGGCTTACCTCTGCATTCAAACTCAACGAAATGATTGCCTGTCTTTTCCCATATATGTCTTTCACTCTTGACCTCTACAAGAGTGCCTTTCATAAATTCCTCAAAGGTCTTCTCCATCTCTTGACCTTTAGCTAAATCAATATCAAATTTACTGTTCTTCAAAATGGTAGCTCCTTACTTGGGTCTTGTATTTGTGCTGGTTTAAGTAGTGCATGACACCCTTTATATTCCCATGTGTGTAGTGCGTTGTCTTCACTGTGCTTGTACCTGCGACCACAGTAGATGTTACCTTCGTTGTCTGCGTAAGTAATGTTACCTAGCTTTTTACAGTCGAAGGTTTGTTTGCACCTAGTGTCTGGTGGTGGTGGTATATCAAAGTTATGTTCTGGAAATCTTTCTTTAATCCTTTTGACTAACTCGTTTAAACCACTACTACCTATGTCTTCTAAAGCCATTCTTCGGGAACACCTTTAGCTCCACTGCCACCTATGTATCCACCCCAACCACAACCATTAGCTGCTGGTCTGTACTTAGCGTCATGTGTTTCACATATAAAGTCTGGTATGTTCTTAATACCACTGCCGTCTGGTGCGTTAGCTTTCTTCTCTCTCATGTCTGATATGTCATCTGCTTTGTTACAAGTAGGGCATACCTTTATTATCTCGACATCTCCAAAGACATCTGTCACACGCTTGACTAGGTCTATCTCTCTTTCAACAGTGTCAACAAAAACTGAAACCATATCTGCTGTCCACTTCTCAATGTCTGCGTCTATCTGTCCAGCATTCTTAAGTTCGTTGTACACCTTACGCTTAAGGTCGTTTCTCTCGCCCTCATTAGGTATCATCTCTTGGAGTATATGATTTACTTGGTCTGCAACAGCTGTCTCTTTTGCACCTATGTCTTTTGCAAATTCTTCCTTAGCTTTGTTTAAACTGGTAGCTTCATCTTTACTAACTGCCTTGACTGGTGCTTTCTCTACCTCTACTTTAGGTTTAGATACTGGTGCTGATTTGTTTGCATAGTGTTCTTCTTCTGTCACATCACCTGTCCACAGATGTAGTCCGATACCATGACGCATAGCTCCACGCTTGAGTGCATCTGACATACATAGCTTTAAGAGTTCGCCCTCTGTATTGTTGTTGTTAACATCTATGTTATCAACATCTCCTACTTCATCATGTGTTACACCGAACAGTGTGAATGAAGTTACTACAGCTCTGATACTTCCTTCTTTATCTCTTGCAATTTCTTTTAATGTATGCGACCACTCGCCATACGCTACATCATTTAGTCTCTTAGTTACTAAGTGGTGTGGCACATAGCTACCAAATTTACCTTTAGGTGGTGCTTTGACTTCGTCCTTACTAAATGCTTTAGTAAGTTTCTTTTGGGTTTCTTTATCCATAACTTCCTTCTTTCTTTATTACTTAGACTTATCTTGTGTGTAAAGGTTACACATTTTTTAATATTTTATAGACCCTTTGCCTACTTATATCGAGTTCTTTTGCCACTGCACTAACGCTCCATCCATTACTTAATGCTTGTTTAATAAGATTAGCTCTTGCCTCTGACAATTTGTTTACTTCTTTATTCTTCTTGTCTAACTCTGTCTTGTTGTACCATAGCTTGACTTTAATATCTACATTAACCATTGTTGTTGCGTCTCATCATCTTTCTTAATCTGCCTTCTGTTAACCATAGACCATACCTGTTTAAACTACCTGCAATTAATTCTTTTAGTGCTAGTAATACCATAGTTAAGTATGCTCCGAGCAAGAAAGATATGATTAGCCCTTGTACTGATAGCATTATTCTTCCTCCTGTTTGTTCTCTTGTCCTTTAACAAGTTGTTCATTGTAACTTTGTTCAAACTCTGCAATCAATTCGTCTACTCTGTTTGCATTAAGTTTAGTTAGTATCTGTGACTTCTCTACCTTCTGTCCACCACATGCGTTAGCTAATTTAATAGCCCATGTTTTAAGTTCTTTAGGTGTGCTAAATATATTAGCCATAGTCTCCTCTCTATTTGTGTAGTTGTTTAAACTACTGTACTGTTTCTGTTGTGCGTTCTTCTATGGTTACGATAAATCCACCTGCGTCTCTAAACATTCTGACTTTCTCAAGTGCGTCTTGTCTATTGTCGAAGATGTGTACTTCTTCTCCACCAACCATAGCTATTGCTTTAACTATAAACATAATAACATTCTACTACTGTTGTCTATTAATGACAACCTTAGTTGTTACTACCTTTGCCGTCATGTAGGTTTTGTAAATGGGTTACTTGTGTCTTTCTATCTGCTCTCATAAGTGCTCCACCTTTTTTAGATTTAGCTTTCCTGCGTTGTTTTCTATTCATATCTTCCTTTCTATTACTTAGACTTCTTCACTATGAAAAAGGTTACATACTTTTTTTTACCCTGTTTAAACTGTAAGCTCATCTAACAAACTGCTGTCAACATCTGCTCTGCCAAACACTCTAGCACTGGCTAAAGTTATGGTCTTGATTAAGCTATACACATCTCTTGGTACAGTCTCATCTCTCTCTAACATCTCTAAGATATTGATAAGCATACCTATAACCCTAGGGTTATTTACTTCTACAAGTTCTGTCTCTTTTACTGCTGACTTGACCTCATCAATAAGTATCTGATTGTAATTAGTTTTGGTTACCATTATTATTCTTCTTCTTCCTGTGCTATATCTTGTATCAAATCTTCATTATCACAAGCACTACATACACCCTCTTGTTTAATGTAATCTAATTCCCATTGTCTTTGTTCTTCACTATCGCCACCTAAATAACCACAATGTAAACAATAATTTTGTTTGAGTATCTTATTAAAATACTTATATTGTTTCTTCTTTTTCTTTTTTCTACGATAAAGTAGACTTACACCTGACATTATTCTCCTTCTCCTCCAAACATTTCTTCAAAACATTCGGGATGTACACCTGTCATAAGTTGCTCTCTTAATTCTCTGCTTGTGTCTGGAAATATATCTTGTATTAATCTGCGTAAATGTTTAGGTGTCTGTTTAAACTCTCTGTATTTTTCTTCATCCACCATAACTGTACCTGTCTGCTTACAATGTATACATTCTTTAGTTACTACTACGAACATTGTTCTTCCTCCTGTGCTTGTTTGTATTTACTGAATTGTTTTTGTGTTTCTTCTAACTGTTCTGGTGTCATGAGATTTCGCATTATTAATATTTGTACTACTGCATAGTCTCTTGATTTATTTATTTCTTTTATTATGTTTACCATGTTTAAACAACCTCTCTATCTAAATTAAAATCGTTGAATGTTATCTCTGATTTAGAGTTGTGATAAAACTTCCAACCTAACTCGCATGGTAAGAGTGTTAGTCGTTGACCACAACAAGTTGTTACTATCTCGAATGTTTTGAAACATTCTATTTGTCCTACCTCTGTTTTTATATTGCTTTGTTTCAACAGTAGGTATTTTTCTGTTAGTTTTGTAGCCGTCTCACAGTCACCACCAGCTTTGTGTGTTCGTACATTTTGGAAGTGACTAGCATTACCTAGTTCTTTATTCCATAGTCTTGTTGAAATAAATGCGTACTTCATAATCATCCTTCTTTCTGTTTGTATTACTTAGACTATCTGTATCTTAAAAAAGTTACAGACTTTTTTTAATTTCTTACTTGCTTGTTTAAACATTGTATCTACGCTCTAAAGGTCGAGGCGTAATACGCTCTACCTAAATCTATATCTCGTGAAAGTCGTCTATAAAAACGAGCTACTGGTACATGGTCAATCTTAACATTCATGTTTAATAATATTATTGAAGGGTCATCCTCTAAAACATGAGAGTAAATTGTCCTTGTTATATTAGGTAAGTAACTGTCCTCCCCAGATTTTTCCAAACTAAAAAATAGGTTGAGTGTTCTTTCATTAGTTTTAAGTTGGTCTTCATAGTTATATAGGTCGTAGTTTAATTCTAATTTCCAACCTTCTTGTGTGTCTGGAGACTTCCATTCCCAAACAAATGTAGGATTTTTGTCGTTGCGTAAACCTTCTGTCATTTGTTTCATGGGTGCGTCATCCCAATTTTCTTGTATCTCTGTGTCTAGTTGGTCTAGTATCTTTTTAAATAATCTTTTATTCATCTGTTCCTTCTTTCTGTTTGTATTACTTAGACTGTTATTTATCCGTAAAGGTTACAACCTTTTTAAGAAATTACTGGGCTGTTTAAACAACCCAGTAACCTCTCGGATATTATGCGTATAGACCTACTGGCACTGTGTCTTCTTCGTATGTTGCTGGAGACATACACACTGGGCACGATAGAGAATGACCACTGTCTATTGCATTCTGTATCGCTTTACTTGACGCTCTAAAGATAAACCCTATGCCTTGCAACATAGATTTCTCTGTGCCACCTACACAAGCGAAGTCTGTGCACCACACTTTGACCATTCTTGTAGTTTGCTTTCTATGTCGTGGTCTAAAAGCAATGTGTGGATAGCTCCCATTCTCTAAAAGAAAGTCATAGAATAATTCTTTCATTTCTTCTGTCGGTGTAGTTGATGTTGGTTTACCTCCCAGTTTAAACAAGTCTTTGACGAGCTTAGGAAACATTCCTTTGTGACCTGTTTGTTCATCAAGTACGGCATGGGTTACTTCGTGGGCTACTGTGTCGATAGTCTCCCATAAGTCGTCTGTCTCTCTGTCAACTTCGATAACTCTCTTGTTACCAGTTGATGAGTTTTTGGTGTAACACAATCCTAAAGCGTGTGAGCCCTTTTGATTATTGGTCACTCTCTTTCTTCCTCGTGTGTCGCTTATGTGTATCTCTACACCAGACCCAGTATGTTGTGCTGTGTCTATGCCGTGTTGCTCTAACTTGTTTAAACAATCGTCTACTAAGAGCTTGAGCCATTCCTCGGCTTTGAGTGTTGATTTCTTAAATTGAGTTGGTTTCAACTCTACTTTCTTTTCTAACTGTTTCATAATATCCTTCCGTCTGTTTGTATTGTTTAGACCTTGCAACCTCCGAAAAGGTTACAAGGTAATTTATATTTTTAAGCGTAACTTTCTTCTGTCATAGTTGATGGGTAATTTTCATAGAGACCATCTCGACCCATGAAGGTACTAGGAAAAGCTCGTCTTATCCATCCGTATCTTGCATTGGTTTTTAATTGTTTAACAGTGTACTTTTTAGGGTCATTGAAGTGACTGTTTCTCAATGAGTAGTCGTTAAAGGTCGTGAAACCTATCTCTATCGATTTCTTGTTTACCTTAGTTATATAAGCTGGAAAGACTAGGAGATTGTTATCTTCATCTCTTAAGTTAGTTGTAACAGCAACTGGAACACCCTCGTGAAACTGTTGCATGAATAACGCGTCTCGTTTGTCTTTCTGTTGTTTAATTGAATTTTCAGCGACCTCTAATTCATGATTGGTGAAATCATCAAAGTCTTTAGTTAGTTTTAAGTTAGTCATAATATCCTTCCGTTTGTTGTATTACTTAGACTATTGTTGAGAGGAAAAGGTTACAGGTTTA